TGTCTGCTGGCACTTGGGGCTCTTTCAAGGAAGCGCAGTATCACGCACTACGGCTAGAGAATGGGGGCTCTGAGGGGCTTTCTAGGGCTAATTTGACCCTCTCTGAGTATGCCGAGAAATGGCTTCTAAGGGCAGAATTACTGCCTATCACGAAGAAGGGGTATGAATCCCTTTGGGTGAGGTATCTAGCCCCTCAAATCGGCTCTAAACGAGTTTCTGAGGTATCTACGCTCGAAGTCCGAGAACTCTTGGGCGAACTGAAGGCTCAGGGGGTAGGAAACGCCACAATCGCCCAAATCAGGGCAATCTTGGGCTCTCTGTATAAATGGCTCATAGAGCAACAAATCGCCCAAACCAACCCAACTCAGGGCATTAGGGTCAAGGTGGGCAAATCGGACATTTCAGGCATTGTCGAACCCGACGAGTTCAAGAAGATAGTTACTCACTTGCCGACGGAAGGTGCGAAGTTACTTGCCAAGTTCCTAGTCGCGTCAGGCGCACGCTTTGGTGAAGCAACCGAGATTCGATTAAAAGATTTTAATTTCAATACAAAAGAAGTTTTTATTCAGAGGCGTGTCAGCGAGTTGGGCAAGAAGCGTAACAATGGAGAAAGATTCCTAGTCGTAGATGCCACTAAGTCGGGTTACAAGAGGTCTGTGGTGCTACCAAAGGCTCTAATACAAGAGATTCAAGCGTATGTCAGGCTAAATCGTATAGGGAAAGATGACCTAGTCTTTGAGAAAAGCAAAGTCATACCAAAAGATAAACTAAAGGATTCTCGTGGCGCAGATAAGTCTTCACGACCATTCGTGAAAGGCGGAAAACTGTTCCAACATGGCACGCTCAGGGCTTACGCAAGTGGGTCTTGTAGGTGTGACGATTGTAAAGCGATAGTTCGAGAGTATCGAAGGTCGCAAAGAGCAAAGTCATACCAAAAGGGTGAGGTCATACTTGATGAACCGAGTCACCTGCCACGAGATACATGGAGAACCATTTGGAACAAAGCAATAGCCAAATCAGGAATGGGTTGGAATCCACGAACTCACGACTTACGGCATGCGAACGCAACGCAGTTATTAAAGAACGGCGTTGATGTCCATGAAGTAAAGGAGAGGTTGGGTCACCAATCCATAAAAACTACCGAACGCTATTTACACCGCGTTCGACACCAGAAATCAGAGGCGAGTGAAGTTGTCAATGACTTTCTGGGCTAGGAGAACTGATGAAACTAGAAACACAAAATCGGTTAGTGGTGCTTGCTCTATCCACCGCGTTCCTCTCAGGGGCGTTTGGAATAGGTCGAGTAACTCCTGCCTTTAGTCCGACTAAAGCAGAAGCACTAGTCGTAGAGCAACAATCCAACGACAAATTGCTTGCCAAGTTCGAGAACTCTCACAAGTTGAGTGATACCGAACTCGTAGCCCTACTCAAAGCGGTTGGGTTCGAAGGTCAGGCATTGAAAGTCGCATGGGCAGTTGCCAAAAAGGAATCAACAGGTAGACCGCTCGCACATAATGGGAACGCCTCAACAGGCGACAACTCATACGGCTTGTTTCAGATAAACATGCTAGGAGAGTTGGGTGTGGATAGACGAGCGAAGTTTGGATTGGATTCCAATGCCGAACTGCTAAACCCTGTGGTCAATGCTCAAGTCGCTTATCACATGAGCGATGGCGGCAAGAATTGGAGTGCGTGGAAGGGGTTGACTCAGCGAACCAAAGAATGGATAGCGAAGTTCCCTAACACCAAGCCAAAAGCCAAAGCAATAGCAAAAGGCAAAGGCAAGAACTAAATAGCGAAAGCAATAGGTAAAGGCTTAAAAAGCAAAGTCATACCAAAAGCAATAGCAAAAGAGAAAGCCCCCTGATGAAGGGGGCTTTTTCCATAGTGCTTGCTATGCGTTTGAGATTAACTTTATCTCACATGCGTCGGTAGTGCAATACGCCTCACCAATCGCGTCTGCTGCCATTCCAGCATAAACTCCACTGAAATCAATCGGGAACAATTTCATTGTGGCTTCTTCGTATTCAGCCTCAGTGATTTGTGTGTATGGCATCTGCGGATAGACATGGTTACCACTTGGCAAAAAGGATACGGTCTTGAGTTGACCGTCATACATATGCAAAGCCGTACCAATAGCCGAAGCCTCAGTCTCAGGGTCAAAACTAATAGTCACACTTACAGAGTTATCTGACCAGTATCTCTGTGCAGTAGCAGCAAGTGCCATCTTTTCGTAGATACTTACGTCCTTCTCTGAACGTATAGCGTTAGCCTTTACAGGAAAGAAGACAACAGAAGTCGTATCAGGAGATTCATTTGCGGGCTCGACTTTATAGTTCGCCATCTTAAATAGCGGAAGCATAGGGTCGTTGTTAGCAAAGCGAATAGCACGCAAGAAATACTTTCCACCAACTGACCAGTGAACTCCAGGAGATTCACCAGCAAGAATGGAGACTGTGCCTGATGGTTTGACTGTGGTCATCTTGATTGACTCACGAATACCAAGCCATTCAGAGTAGGTCTTGTCATAGCCCTTAATTACTTCGTAGCCCTGATTCATCCAATCACGCAATACAGGCAACCCTCTTGTATCTGCAAAGTTTGCAACGCCAGATATAGAAGTTCCAATACGGCGGTTGCGTTGCATGATTGCGTTGGTCTCTTCCCAGTGAGTAGGAAGAAGCGTTACAGTCTTTGCATATAGGTATGCAAACTTTAGAGTGCGCTTGAAGTCCTCTACATCGTCATGGCGATTGAGGTAAGTCTCTACAAGTGTGCAGCACTCAAACGACTCAAGGGACTGTTCTGCACATGGGTTATATCCAGCCACACGCCAGTCCTTGTTATTGATTGGGTCAGCAAGGCGACCATACTGACGAGAAACATCCATCCAAATCACACCTGGCTCACCATTACGAGCAATGCCATCAATGATTGGTGATAGGTCTTGACCTACGGCAACCTCAACAGAGTTGTTGGACATCCAGCCATGAGCCATACGTTCAGGGTGCTTTTCATAGTTCTTGAGATTGAGGAACTCTTCATCATCAAGTCGACCCATAAGTAACTCAGCAGAACGACGAACGTTGCCAGAGACGACGCAAACACCAATCATGTTTCCAATGTCTGCGATATCTCTACGAGTTAACTTCTGACCAGCACGACCATCAAACATTCCACGAATCAAATCGTGAAGTTTAATTAACGGGTCTGGACCTGCTGCTGTTCCACCAAAGGTTCTGATTGGTTCTCCTGCTGGGCGAACCTTTGAGTAATCAAACTTTGGAGCCTTAGAGTCTGGTCGTAGGTAGGCATTGATAAGCGTTGCGGTTGATTCAACCCAACCTTCTCTTGTATCGGGGATTTCATAATCGACTTCTCCTTGTGGTGCATAGATGGTGAAGTCTTTGTCTGCGCCCTTGTCATCGAAGCCAACACCAACGCCCAGCATCGATGCTTCCATCAAGAAAGCGAACGGCTTTGCTGGGTCTGTCTTTGTCATTGAGCCAGTCGAGACGAATGCACAGTTTTGCAATGCTGCTGAGTTTCGTTGGACATTTACAAGCGGTGTGCCCATAACCCATAGGCCTCGTCCTGGTGGTGTCCATTTTAGATTGAACAATCGGTCAAAGGCTTCTTTAGCAGAGGCTGCTGCTTTGGCATCAGACCATGGAAGACGCTGACTTTTGGCATGGTCTTTCTGAAGTGAATACATGCCATTGATGACGCGTTCGCATACATCGACCCATGTCTCCTTCTGACCATCTGCCTTGAGGCGAGAATAGGTACGAAGGAAGGTAATCTCTCCTACCGAATTGCCACCAGCATCTCGATACCCGAATGGCGATTTCTTTTCCTTATACTGAGCAACAAAGTCATCTGCCAATTTGAATGAAAAGTAATTCATAAGACCCCACTATTTCTCTAGTTGATTAAATACCCCTCAGAGGGATGCATATTCTGAATGGCAAAACCCTATCACGCACTTGTTAACTTAATTTAGTTCCAAGAACAAAACCACAGGGTAAACCGTGTTTCATGCCCTGATAATTGCTGTTATCAGATTACTCTTCGATTGATTCAGAGATAATCTTTGTAACTGTGTCCTCTTTAAGCGTCTCTGGTAACTCACGAAGTGCCTGTGCTCTGTCACCAAATATGGCTGAAAGAACTCCACCAGCACTCTGTCTTTGGGCGGTTATTTGAATGAACTCCTTGTTGGATTCCATCTCTTTGACTTGATTTACTAACTTAAACAGGCGGTCAATCTCCTGTGAAACGTTCGGGTCTGCGTATCCGCCG